AAGAGATTAACACGTTTGTTGTGGTTGAGCCAAATGTAGTATTTACATATTTATTTAGTTATTAAGCACAAAAATAATTGTGAATAAAATTAGAATTTCATCGACTTTGAAACACGCTTGTAGCAGGGGTTTCAAGGCGTGAAATGTGCTGAATATCAAGGTTTGAGGGTATTTCGACAAAATAATACAAAAAAAGAGGTGATTATGTGGGATTTTTTGGTGGTGGAAGTTTTGTTGGCTCTACCTTTAACTACGATTGGGTAGAAGAAAAAACTGTTTTAAGTGGAAACAACAGTTTTATAATTTCAAATACTATACCTGCTAATTCAATATTAAGGATTGTAGATAAGAAATATGGGCAAGAGTGGTTTGAAGGAATACATTTTACTCGTAATGGTCAAGTAATTACCTTGACTGAAACATCATTGCAAGAGCAAATAGTATTTCAAGTATATTGTTTTAAAGATATTAATTAATGAAAGGAAAGGTGAATTAATTTATGGCATTACCAAAAGTAGTAACAATGGATAAAGAATTAAATGACTTGAAAGGATATATAGGGTATAATGATAAAGATATATATGGTATAGAGGTTGATATACCTAATAATAAAATCACAAGACTTGCTGGAGCAGTAGGCAAAACTGCAGGTGCAGATTTTGATAATATCAATGCTTACAAAAGAAGAAGATGTATTATGACGGATGATAGGACAGTTTTAGCTTATTATGGAGAAACAGGATATATTGAAACTGGTGCGTTAGATATAGAAATAATCAAGAACGGTGTAACTTATCCTATTGGAACACATGTACAGGTCATGGTTGAACAACCAAAATTTTATTATAAACGAGTGCCACTAGTATTAGAACCAATACTGTATAATGAAATAAATACAATTGAAATAACAGCAGGAGCAACATCGGACGGAGATATTACAATTACATTGGATGAAAAACCATTTGTTGTTGCTATTACATCTGCCGACAATACGCCTGAATTGGTTGCAACAAAAATAAGAAATGCATTATTTGATGGATGGACAACTAGTAGAACTGTAGCATCGGTAGTATTTACTTGTAATACAACAGGAGCAAAAGTTACAGCAACATTTAATGGTGGAGACACAGGAGTTACAGCAACAGTTGAAAAAACTCAATCAGGAATTAGCAAAGGTTTCCATCTTCGAAAATGGAGAGATTATATATCTGATTATCCTAAAAATGGGTTTTCTATACATCCGAATTTTATTAGAAATGGTGTTGTATATGAATATATATATTATCCTGCTTATGAAGGTTCAATATTTGACGTATCAGAAAATGCGTATTTATTAGCAGACGAACAAATAGCAGATTTCAATAATGATAAATTATCTAGTATTGCTAATGCGAAACCTGCAAGTGGATTGTCTCAAAATTTAACAATAGTTAATACAAGAAAATTAGCAAATAACCGTGGAGAAGGTTGGCAACAATTGGATATTGTAGCTCATTATGCAGAAGTTATGCTTATGTCTATCGAATATGCAACATTTGACTTTCAAACTGCTATTGGTTTGGGGGTTGTTAACAAGTCGTCTAGTGACGCGAATCATAGCGAATTAACAGGACAAACATCATTTCTAGGCAATAATAGTGGAATGGCTGTAGGTACTAACGGTTTAGTGTCAATAACATATAGAGGTCGAGAGAATCCTTGGGGTAATATATGGAAGTGGAATGATGGATTGAATATTGAATGCAAAGGTATACATGAAGTTTATTGGTCAAATTATGGTTTTGTATCTGATATTAAAACTGAACCATATAAAAATTGTGGATTTACTTTGTCGAAATCTAATGGATATATAAGTGCGATAGGTTATTCTGAAGAATGTGATTTTATGTATATCCCGAGCGAAACGCTCGGGGCGTCAAATAAACCTTTAAACGATTATTTTTATCAAAACGCAAACCATATTGGGTTCTTGGTCGCTCGGCTCGGTGGGAATTGGAATTATGGCTCGCATGCGGGGGCGTGCTGTTTGCGTACGAGTAGTTCGTCGGGCAGCCGGAATCGGGATGTCGGCGGCGGCTTGCTTTGTGTGCCAAAACAAGCTGTCTAAACAAACAAAAACAATGTTTTATAATTAAAATAAATGCATAGGCAAGAAAAATAGGGTTCTTAGTCACTCATCTCAGTGGGAATTGGAATAATGGCTCGAATGCAGGGGCGTACTATTTGAATACGAATAATTCGTCAGGCAACCGGAATCGGAATATCAGCAGCAGCTTACTTTGTGTAAATTTTTGTGAATATTTTTCTTGCCTTGGCTCTTGCCAAAACACGCAACTGCACCAAAAAATCGTATTAGTAGGATTGTTCTCGAAAATTCGATTTTTGGCACACAAAGCAACTTAGGAGGTACACAAGTGAAGCGATATGGAAATATATATCATAAAATATATAATATGGCTAACTTAAGGTTGGCTCACCGACAAGCACGAAAAAATAAAGCTTTTTATAAAGAAGTAAAAATGATTAATAAAAACGAAGAAAAGTATTTGACAGAATTACAAAATGTGTTAATCGACAAAACTTATAAAACCAGCCCATATGACATATTTATTAAAACAGACAGTGGTAAAGAAAGAGAAATATATAGATTGCCGTATTACCCTGATAGAATATGTCAATGGGCAATCATGTTACAAATTGAAGATATTCTTATAAATACTTTTGTTAATTTTAGTTGTGCATCAATACCAAAGAAAGGTATACATTATGCTTTAAAGTTGTTAAATAATTATATGCAAGATGAAGAAAACACTTGTTATTGTTTAAAATTTGATATTAAAAAATTTTTTCCAAATATTGATCATGCAATACTAAAGAAATTATTGAGGAAAAAATTTAAAGATCCAGATTTACTTCAATTATTAGATGAAATTATTGATAGTGTTGAAGGAGATAAAGGAATCCCAATAGGGAATTACACTAGTCAATATTTTGCAAATTATTATTTAACATTTTTTGATCACTGGTTGAAAGAAGTTAAAGGTGTAAAGTACATAATTAGATACATGGATGACATAGTTATTTTGCATAAAGACAAAGAATTTTTACACAATCTTAGAAAAGAAATTCAAATATATTTACGAGACAATTTAAAATTAGAATTAAAAAATAATTATCAAGTATTTCCTAGTAGAGTAAGAGGAATAGACTTTGTTGGTTACAGGCATTTTGGAGATTATGTTTTGCTAAGAAAATCTACTGCTAAAAAACTTAAAAAGAAAATGAGAAAAATATTATCAAAGGTGTCAATGGGACACCAAATGTCATATTCTGATTGGTGCAGCATTAATAGTTATAATGGATGGGTAATGTGGTGCAACGGACACAATTTAACAGAAAAATACATTAAACCATTAATGCCATATGCTAATAAATATTATAAGGAGGTAGTAAAAAGTGGAATGGATAAAAGTAAGAGGAACAATGAAGGAAGTAAAAATCAAAGAAATATTAAATGATAAAATATATTTAAGAAGGAATATAGTGAAAGTAAATGAAAACAGTACAGAAAATGATTTTCATGGATGGGAATTTGAAGAAGCTGAAATGTTGTTAGATGAATATATTTCACAAATGGACTTATTAGGTCAGCAAAATACTGATTTAGAATTGAAAATTATAGAACAAGGTCAATATATAACTGATTTAGAATTAAGATTATTAGAAAAGGAGGTATTATAATATGTTTGAAAACTTAAAAAACAGATATGATAAAGGATGGATAAGAATAGATCAATTAAGAAGATATGTAGAACTGAGCGTAATCACACCTGAAGAATTCAAATTAATTTGTGGAGAGACCTATTAATAATTAGGAGGTGTTGCAATTGAAGAAATTTTCTGAGATTTCACAAAACAATAATGTTATGTTGGGAGACAAGTTAAAAATAAATGAAGTTGTGGGAAAAGAAATTATTGTAACAGGTTATCAAATAGGAAATAGCAGATTTAGAAGGGAAGGTAATGAAAAAATGTTAACCTTACAGTTTAAATTAAATGGCATACAACACATATTATTTACAGGCTCTAAAATATTAATGAGACAAATAGAGCAATGCAAAGACGAAATACCTTTTATTACAATAATAGAGTATGTGAATAAATTTTATACTTTTACTTAAGGTGATTATATTAATAATATGACTGAAATATATTCGGAATTATTAACACTAATTAATCAAGAAGAAGTTATCAGAATACAAAATATGTAGTGAACTACCCCCACTTATAGAAGTGGGAGTGTTCTGCTAGATTTTTTGATAAAAAATTAGTTGAAGATAATTTGGAAAAAGAAAACTTAATAAATAAATTAATGAGGTAGTGATTACTATCTAAGACCCTTTAATTTAATAAAGGGTCTTTTTGTATAAAATAATGGTTTTATTCAAATTTTGGCTTTGAAAAACAGAGCAAATCGAAGAAAAACAGAGATTGAGAGAGTTTATATTTTA